AGGTATTTGGCATCTGTTACGGTCTTGCATGAAGCTAAAATCTAGCCTCATCTCCCATCCATTTACTAAGTCTGTATACGCCTCTCTTATTGGTGTTAAACTTGATGCATATTGAATGATAAAAAAGTCTTGATATGCAGGGTCGCTCATTGCAGCGTATACGTCTTGCCCTATGCTTAACATATCGCTAAGGTTTTCTATTTCATTTTCTCTATCGGGTTGCTGTATATCAACAACCTTCATTAAGATAGAAACAGTCATCACCGTTCCTTCGATATTACTATCAGTAACGTCTATCCATAACAACGGATAGTTTTCTTGCTCGCTTGCTGCAATCTCAGCATCACGTCCAAAATTAAACCCTTTTATCTGAGCGTGGTTTTGGCTTACGTACCTGAACTGGTTTATTAAACTGTTGAGAGTGTAAAATTGCATTATCTTTTTTTAGATAGTTTTGTAATTTTTCTATATTTTTTTTCGATACATTCATTTAGCACCATTTGCAACTTTGAAACTTACCTCTGTCTATTCTTAGACCTTTAAAGTTATGTTCACCCATACAACAATCATCATCTCCTAAACTTAAACCACTTGTGTAGTTTGTACGCTTAGCAAAAATAGTGTCTATTTGAGCATTAGGTTGGTTGAGATACAACGGATATTTATTTGGATTTGATAGTAAAAATTTTGTCAATCTCTCAGCATACCATTCCGCTTTATTCTTTGCTCTATTTAACACGTATTGCAACTCGTCCATGCTAACAGGGTTCATGTTTTCAGCAGTCATTACCCCTACTGACTTATTAAAATACTTGTAAGTTAAGTCCATTGGCAATTCAAATTTGCAATACCAAATCATGCACCGAGTAATGTAATCGTCTAACAATGTACGATAGTCATTCGTGAGTGAATTTGTCCTTACTTGCTTTAATAACTCGTTGTATAAAGACGTACCTAAAATGGGTAATATATACTCTTCCTGCACGTCTAATATTGCAGGAGAGACAACCTTCATGTCTACATTTTCTTGTAGTATGCTGCGTTGCTTTAATGTTGCTTCGCTTAGTAATATTACTTGTGCCATGTTATTTACGTTTAACTAATTCCGCGTTCCAAATATGCCTACAATAAGGCACGTTTACATTCATGTTAGGGTCGTGATACCATCCACCTCTACGACTAAATGCATCATAATTTGGGATACCATACACCTGCCCTAGCTCGTCACCTATTTTGTCAATCTCTTCACGTGTAAAGTAACGTTGGTTATCCATCATAGCTTGGCAAAAATCTCTACTTTCACCAATTAAAGCTGGTGCATCTGGTCGCAATCCATAACGATAACGAATAAACAAATCTTTAAACGATGGACCTTTTGCAGCCTCACCTTTTGCCGTTGCAATCTGTCCGCCTTTCCCTACTTCTACTAATCCATCGGCTGCTAATGTTTCTAATGCATTACTTACAGCCGTTTTATCTATCTTTAAAACTTTGCCTATTGATTCAACTGTTATGTTAGGTGTCTTTTTAATCAAATCTAAAACGCCCTGCTCTACTTTATCAAGGGCAAAATCTTGTTTGCCAAACACAAATTTTTTATGTTTAACCAACTCAAACTTTTCAACTGGCTCACCATACTTTAAAAACACTTCAATGTCTAGGCTGTCATCTGATTGGCTGTTAAAGTGCGAACACTTGCTAAATGCTGCTCCAGTTGCTGTATCTGTTGCTACTATATCACCGCCCTCAACAGGTGCTTTATTTATTATTGCACGTACTTCGTTTTTAGTCAAGTTGTTTAACACCTTAGTAGCAACCAATGGGCTTAATGCGTTTAAGTCATCAACTACGCTTGCAATTTGCGCCTTAGTATCTAATGGCTCACGTCCTACTATCTCCCTCATCTCATCTTTAGTTAAGATACTCATTAAAGTAGCTTCACCAAATGAAGGCATGATAGGCTCAACAGGTATAATACTTAATCTACCTTTAACTGGTGCGAATAAGTTGTATATTTTCTCTTGTACTTTTTGCCGTGGAGTTACGTATGTATTTTGAAACAAATTAAACGCATCAACCATTTCGTTTCTGCCACCTAATTGCCCCTCTACACGAACACCAAATAACATAGGTGAAGTTATTTTATGCCCTACAAATATCTCTTGCTGTATCGTCTCATTTAATGCGTTGTATTTGTCCGCAAAATCACCCGCTCCTAAGTCTAATACCTCAGGAACACGTGTAGCATCATCAACAAAACCAATGAAGAACGTACCAGCTTTATCCGTAGGTGCAAACTTAGCTTTCATTTTATTTTCTACAATCTTTATCTCGTCATCAGATGGAACGCCATCTTTAAAAACAATAAATTTAGATCCTTTAAATCCGTTTTGGATTTCGGCTCTATGAAAGTTTGCTATTTCAGCATCTGTAATAATAGCAGGAACTGCACCGATATAATCAGGCAAAGTGTATACGTTTAAGTTTGGACGGTAAGTTTTATAATAAAATAGTGACTCCTTAGCTTTGGTTTCAGGTTCCCATGCTGGATAAGTGTAATCTATTTTAGGTCTTGAATTTTCGCTGCCATCCTCATTTATCCAATCATCGCTAATATAAAAATTACTATTGTCTTCGTTTGCACGAACCTTGCAATAATCTATGTGCGAAATGTAATTCTTTTTTTTGTCCTTTGACTTAGTTATTTTGAGGTAACAACCATTAAACAACTCAACGTCCAATGTAGTCTTTGCCAATAAATCGTCAAGTGTTTCGTATGGGTTAGGGCTGTCAACGTATGTTTTTAATAACGCTTGCTCTTCGCCTTCCATGCCGTTGGCGTTAAACGTAAAGCCTTGCCCTTTAATGTACAACTGTTTATTGGTTATAATAGCGTTATGTTTTGCGCTTCGATTAAACAATAAAACGAGGTACTGTGGATAGTCATTTGTTTCACCGTACTTAACCCATTCTTTATCTTTTACCTCTACAAATGTGGGTACTTTATGGTTTGTAAATTTTACGCTGATTATATTATTATACGCCATTATATTGATAAACTATATTAGTGTTTGACTCAGGAGAGTAGGTAATATTTGAAACGGGATTAAACTCAACAAAACACAATCCAACTTCAACTGTTTTAACTATGTTTGGTACTGCTTCGCTTGCCTTTGTTATCGCGTTTAAACTTGATAAATTAGTTTGATATACATTATAAGTATAATAACCTGCTGCCTCTAATTCCAGTTCACCGTTTAATGTATCGGGTTCAGGTTTTTCTATTAACTTAAACCTGTTGTAACGTGTTACATTTGTCGATGTATCTGTTGAGATAAAATAGTACTTAATATTACTCTGTTGGTTAACTAATTCAAATAAATAAATAGGATTTGTAACTGTGCTGTTCTCATAAAGAGTAACTACAATCATATTTTCACTATCCTTTACTATGCGAATCATATCTTATAATATAAAAAATTACAAATATTGCTAAACAAAAATAGCCCCCCATTACTGAGAGGCTATTTAACTAATTTTAAAAACTTATTATGAAGCTGTAATTGCTGCTATAAGTGTAGGATTAACCTCTTGTGGCAATGTTTTTTCCATACCGCTAAAGGTTAAGTTGTAACCGTTAAACTCATTCATTGCTGCACCTGTTGCAGCCGTTCCACCATTAACTTCCATTCCGTTTTCTTTTCCGTAGTAGAAAAACTGACCTGTTTTCATCTCAACTAAAATGTCCGTTCTATTGGCTATGATAGTTTGAAGTTTATTCGAGGTTTCGTATTTCATTTTTAAGAACGATACTGATAATGTTTGCTCGTATGCTACTGTTCCTACTGCTGGATCTGAATTGATATTCGATGTTGCGCTATTAGCACCTCTTGGTTCTAATTCGTATTTAAAGAATTTATTAGTACCCACCATTGTAATACCAGTAACATATCCGCTTGCATTTTCAGCAACCGATGAAACAGAACTTGATGGTGCGATGTAAATGTTTTTTATTCCACCTACTGCATCTTTGCAGTCAAGTGCGTAACCTGCTAATATTGCACACGGCATAGTCTTTATTTATTAGATTGTGAACTTAACGATCTCAGTAAGTTGTGAAACTTGAACACCGTATTTAAACTCAGACTTGAAACGTACAACATCATTGTCTTGAGAATACCAGAAGGTAAATGACTCTTCTTCATTTTCCAAGTCAACACCTAAATACAAGTTGCTGTCTCTTGATGCGTATATAGCGTTTGATCCAATTAAACCTGGCGTTGAGATTACAGTAACATTTGTTCCGTGTATTTTCATCTCTCCTAAACCGTTTTCGGTTGGAATGAAGTGAAACAAGTTAGCGTTAATCAAAGCCATTTGATACAACCTAAACAAGTCAGTACCGATTGAAACTTTAAGGTCTGGCTTGTCTAAAATTTGCACAGGTATAGCGTTGTAAACACCTTGCATTACAGAGATAATGTTTGCTGCTGTAAATGCTGTTACTGTTGCAATACCTGTAAATGCAGATGCATTCGCCTGTATTGTTCCAGATGCTGCGTTGATTATCTTTACCAATCCATCATATTTGTTCAAGTTAGGGTCGCCAGAAGCAGTATCGCCTTGCCAAATACCTTTTTCGTTAGCTTCACCCATTGTTCCAATAATGGTCTCAACAAACGCTTGGTCTATCTTACCGGGAAGAGCTTGATAGTTAGAACCCGGTGAAAGCAACAGTTGCGTGTACTTAGTTTCAAGTGCTTTCACGCACCACTCTTTGTTTACTTTGATACGTCCTACTGTCAATACACGTGCTGAAATTGTAGTGTCACCACTTGCAGAAAAACCACAAGTAGAACCATCTTGGTAAAATAACGTGTCGCTTAATGTTGGTACTTGAATGGAAGATTTAACTCCCGTTAAAATTTGCATTCTTGAAGCTGTTTTGGACTCAAAGAATGATCGTGTGCTGAGCTGCTGCTCATTTGACTTAGTGTAGTTAATTAAACCTGTTAAATTAAATGCCATATTTTTTTTATTTATTAATTGTTAGATTTTCTCCATGCTTCTATTCGTTCAGTAGCACTTAGTTGTTTTGCTGATTTTTTGAAAGAGTCTTTTGCAGGCTCTATTGGTGTTGCTGGCTCACTTGCTATTTGCTCAACTACTGATTTGATTTCACTAAAATAGCTTTCAGTTTCTTTTGACTTAGTTTCCAATGATGCAAACTTTTCATCGTAGCTTGTTACTTTGTCTTTGATTGCACTGAACTCAGATTGGAACGCTTTAAACTGCTCAACAAATTCGGCAAACATTTTTTGCATCTCTGTCTCCACTTCTTCTGTTTCTAATTCAGTTTCTTTTTGCTCGATTTTAGTTACCAAACCTCCAACAGTAGTAACAATAGCCCCGTTGTCAACTTCATGCGTTCCATCGGGTGCAGGCAACATGTTACCATCTGCATCAACTACGTTTAACGAAACACCTTCCGTTAACTCTCCCTCCCATTGAACAATAGTTCCGTCAACTAACTTAGCGTTCTCGAACTTTTTTTCATCGGAAAATAAAAGACTTTTAATCTTTTCAAATGCTTCTTTCTTTGTCATATGTTATAATATAATTGTTTGTTTTTTTTGCTTTTAGTTATCAATATTTTTTACGATTGATATAATCTGCTCAATCAAATCAAGTGGTTTATCTTCTATTTTTACCGTGTTAAATAGCCCCTCTACACTGAACCCTTTAAACTCTCCTGTTTTTATAAAATCATTCCAGATGTCATCATTGTCGACCTTGTATGAACCAAACCAACTGCCGTCTGTTAAGTTGTAACCTTTAGGTGAAAATATGCCACGTTCTGAATCAATTAAAAACGACTCAATCATGTAAACACCGTCTACCATTTGAGCTGAGTCATGCATAATGTTTACGCTCTTATCCAATGACTGTTTGAAGAACTTATTTCGTAAGTTGTATATGTCTTCTTTTTGGAATACACCGTAATACTCACCACTTGCATCACGCCTGTAAATAGGTAAGTCAGCAACCATTAAAGGACCGCTAATAATTCGCTTCTCTTCAATAGCTGAAAACTTATAGTTGTTATTACTGAACGCTTGCCAGTTCATCTCAATAGCTGGCGTATCAACTAAAGCCACTGCTTCAAGTTTGCTATCATCATCTGGCAAACACTTAAATCGGTATACTGGAATTTTCTCCATAACTTAAAATATAATTTTAGCGAATAGTTGCTTTTCTGACTATCCCCTTAACTTTATTTTGGCTATCGGTTATGTCCGTTTCAACTACGTATACTCTCGAATCTTTTACGTTCAATTGTGTTGTTGGTATTGGGTTGTTTTGGTTAATGGAAGTACTACTTGATATTTGTGGAATACTTGGTGCGCTAGGCATTGATGGTGTTGGTGTTCCGCTATTAAAAGGAACTTGTACAGATAATATCCTTTTAACATTTGCTAAACCCGCTACTATTACTGCTGCTGCTGAAATAAATCCTAAAGTTCCACCTTGTGCGTATGCTTTTGTCGCACCAACGTAAGTATCAATAGTTGCTGTTGCAACACCTAATGCTTTCCCTGCTGCTGTTTGTTCGCCTACTAATTGTCCTACTGCATTTAATCCGTTTGCAACCGCTTGCATTGTTTGCAGTTGCGCAGCCTCTTCTTCTTTTGCCAATGCAATTTCAGCATCTGCATATTCTTTTTGAGTGATATAACCAGCCTTTAAATATTCATCTAAAATTTGCTGGCGTGTTTCAAGTGAAAGTGATGTATCTTCTACTGATTTTAGCGCATTGTTTTTTAACACTACTATTTCGTTTACTGATGCATCTGTACTTGTGACAATGTCTTCAATTTCTTTTTTTAAAGTATCTAACCTTGTTCTAACTAATTCCTGCTCTACATCTAAATTTTCTTGTAATACAGTTAATCTTTTAGTAAATATTTCCTGTTCATCTTTTAACCTTTTTTCGGCTTCTTGTTTTGCTTTGTCTTGCTTTTCTTTTTTTAATTTATCATCTTCATCACTAAACTTTTTTGATAATTCGTTTTGCTCTGTTAAATGTTGTTGCTCTAATGCCAACATT